CAACTAAAGAAAAAAGAAGAAAATATATTATTATCTTCATCAACAGCGCACGCACGTACGCACGAGGGAGGTTTTGTGGGGGAGCTTTTGAAAGAGGAAATTTGGATAGAGCAAATGTGTATGAAGCATAAAATTAGCAAAGTGGATTTAGAAGCTTGGCTAAACGAGTTCCAACTTGACGCTGAATGCAGAGGTAAAAAACACGACAATATCAGTGATGCAAAACAGCACTTCAACGATTGGTTAAGAATACAACTAAAAATTAAAAACGATGCAGACGATAGAAAAGAATCAAAAATACAACGTAGAGGTTTTGAAAGAGCTGTTAGCAAAGCGGAAGATTACACGCACACGTTTTAAGTTGCCGATGACTACCGAGCAAGCTAATGACTTGCTAATAGCAGCTTATCAAGCAGAAGTACAAAATAGACATCGTGAATATATCGACGATGAAGTGACAAAATCCAATATCAAAAGTGTTGCTAGATGCCTTACAGCAGATAATCCTAAGTTTGGTATAATGCTATGCGGTACTTGTGGTAATGGCAAAACAACTCTCTTGATGGCTTTTCAAAATGCACTTAACTACCTTTCAGATGCTAGATATTTTGATGAGCGCAAAGGAATAAGAATAATAGACGCTAAAGATGTTGCAAGCCTTATGAAAGGCGATAGCACACGTGCTATACGTGAAACCGACATGTTAGGAATTGAAGACATGGGGCGAGAAGCTACCGATGTTATGGATTACGGCAATGTGTATAGTCCGATGATTGATTTATTAGAATATCGCTATAATAATCAACTCTTTACGTTTATAACTACCAACCTCACAGGTAAAGAAGTGAGGGCAAAATATGGCGACAGAATAGCAGATAGATTTAATGAAATGCTAGAAGTTGTCATCTTCAAAAATTCAACATATCGAAAATAAAGCGATTTAAGACGTTATTTTGTGTTGTGGTTATAACTTATACCAAACAAATAAATAAACACAACAGAAGTAAAACAAACAAGGTTCTGATAAATTTTACAAATCAATTCACATAAAACCAAACAACAATGAAAGTAAAAGTAAAGAAATTAGTCCCAAATGCAGTGATACCACATTACGCTAAAGATGGTGACGCAGGTTTAGATTTAACAGCAACAAGTGTAGAAGAAAATGAGACAACTATAACTTATGGTTGTGGGCTTGCTTTTGAGATACCAAAGGGGTATTTTGGCTTGGTTGTTCCAAGAAGTAGTAACTCGAAGAAAACATTACTTCTAACTAACTCTGCAGGGATAATCGATAGTGGCTATCGAGGTGAGGTTACAGCGGTTTTCAGAAAGACTGAATACCCTACAAAAGCCTATGAAATAGGCGAGAGATTTGCCCAATTAATCATACTTCCATATCCACAAATCGAGCTTGAAGAAGCTGACGAATTAAGTGCTACTGAACGTGGTACAGGTGGATATGGCTCGACAGGTAAGTAATTTGTTTTTATTTCGTCATATTAATATTTTAATTGTTTAGAATTAGAAATGCTTAGAGTGCCGTTTGTGAAAATAGCACTCTTTTTTTATCATGTAACCATAGAGCGCAGTCCGTGAGGATAGCGTTCTTTTAACTAAAAAACAACATATAGAATGAAGACAGAAACTAATAATATTCACCATGCTTGCAGATGTACAGGTCAAAAATTTACATTTGAGGAATGGGGTAAATACCTAAAGGAAAATCACGATGACATCGTTCATCGATACAAAAATTTTCACTTTAATATTTGTGATGTTTGCTTGACCCCAAATGTGAAAATAGAATGGGCAAACAAATTCTGTAATTTCAAAATTGAAACAGCGCAATCAGATAATGAGCGGTGGACTTTTGGCTATTCCTACAACTTCTACAATAGTGGAGGTGGTAAAGGTTCTACTTACGTGGTAAAAAACGATGGATTTGCAAGTGAAAAGGAAGCAATTTACTCTGCATTAATTCTACTAAGTGAAAATTGCCAACGTGTTATCAGTGAAATTCAATTTGTAGGTGGAATTCATGATGAAGAAGAGGGTGTAAAAAAGAGTACACCTGTAATAGTAGAACTAAAAGGGGCGTTGGCTAAGATTGCCTACTATAAAGACTTTTTTAACCCTCGCCAATTAGAACTGTTTTAAACACATAGAAAATATGAAAAATATATCGAAAAGAATATTCCTAAATCTTGGTGAAATCGAGCATTCAGGAGTAAAAGATTTTAAAGAGCTTTCAGAAATCACTTGGAGCGAAGACAGGGTTTTTGATAGCGATATTGAATACATACGAGTAACTAAAACTAAAAAGAAATAAAACAAATGACACACGGAGAATTTTTAAAGGCAGTACAAAGCGAAAGAACATTTATCAAACGCTTAATTAAATCAAAAAGGAAAAGAGAAGAAACTATTCATAAGTTGATAGTTGAACGCTATAAAAACCTTATAGGCAAATTCTGCTATATAAATGATAATTATTATTACTTTATCAATATTGAAGGACGAGCAGAATATGACACAGTTAAGCCTTTCGCAGAAGTATTATCTATAATGTCAATAGATAGCTTATTTAAAGGTGCTTATGAGCCTTTGGGCTTTGCATTTAAGCCCTATTATTTGCGCTATGAAGAAATACAAAAAGCAGAACAAAACATCGTCAGCAAAGAGGAGGTCTTTAATTACATTCAAAGCCTTTTAAAAGAAATGGAAAGTAAATTTTAAAACCGCAATAATTATGGAGGAAAAGAAATTCAACGTGAAGAAAATGTGCGAAGAGATACACGCACAGTATGGCACAAGCGAAATGGCAAACTACCACATACTGCTAATGTGTGATAAAATAGAAAATTGTGCATTTGAGGCAGGGCGTAAGAGCGTAATAGAGAATGTACCTAAATTGAAATGGAAAAGAGTTCACAAAGATGGACCATACCTTGCCGTAACAGTGTTTAACTGGTTCTACAGGATAGAATTTGTTTATAACGAATTTCATTTATTCTGTAATAGCTATTACATTAGTTGCTATCTCTCACTTTCAGAAGCCAAGCAGGCAGCAAACGAACACTGCAAGAAACGAATTAAACAAGTATTGGGGTTATGAATTTAAGAAACCTTGTAAAAAGAGCGGAACAAAAAGAAAGTGAACTTTCTATTGCTTTACAAAATATAGAAAAAGAGTTAGTGTTCAGGGGTTTCCAAGATGAAACACCAAATGTATCAATGTGTACTGGATGTGAGATAATCCTTGAATATCATGGAAGCGAAATTGATATTCAAAAAGCCATTGAATTAATGGAGGAAATAGGGTATGTAAGTAAAGATAATTTTAAAAGCGTTGAAATATGAATAGAGAAATAATCTTTAGAGGAAAGCCTGTCGGTAAAGGAGGAATTTGGGTCGAGGGTATTGGAGCTTACAAAACCCGAACAGCAGAGCATATAACTATTAATGCGAAAGGAGCAAGTCTTGAAGTCGTATATTTAAGCCAATACACAGGTTTAAACGATATAAATGGTTCTAAAATTTTCGAAGGAGATATTATAGAGGGACTAAAATTTAAGCACTTCATAAAATATGATAATGTTCAAGCCTCATATGTCGCAATTAATGTGGATTACCCAGAAGATAGCGGTTTTCACATTACTGAACAATGGATAAAAGAATGTGATAAAGTTGTTATTGGAAATATATACGACAATAAGGAATTAATAAAACAATTATAACTATGAAAGAATTAATTTCAGAATTAAGCGCAATTGAGTGTTCTCTGTTGCTCGTTTCAACGGCAATTATAATAACAATTATACTTGGCTTAATAATGTCAGGATTTAATAGGGATTAAAAATAAAACAACTATGGAAGAACTTTTAAATAAAATAATAGAGATTACAAAAGAAGTAACAATATTGCGCTTAGAAAATCAAAGCCTAAAAGAAGAGTGCAAAAAGCTAAAGGAAATGAACAGTTATTATTATCACAAATATAAAGGAAATTTATAACTATGGAAATAAAATTAAACGCAGGGGACAAAATCTATATCCCAACAGGTTGCAAAGCAACTATCGAAGATAATTTAATTATTATCGAGAAGCAAAAAGAGGAATTCAAAGATGGTGATATTTTACACTCGAAATTAACAGCTAGTGTCGTTATCTTTAAAAACTATGGAGATAATTCAATGGATAGCTTTCGCATTCATTATAGTAATCGTAATGGAGGCGACCTCTCTTGGGTGACTAGTTCATTTCGCCACGCCACAGAGGAAGAAAAACAAGCTTTCTTCGATGACCTAAAAGCAAAGGGATTGCGTTGGAACGCTGAAACAAAAGAGTTGGAGAAGATTAGGCGGAGAGTGAAAGAAGACGAAGCATATCTATATATACATTGTAGTTGCGAAGTTTTTGAAACAATAGACGCAAGAATTCCATTCGACGATACTAATTTCAAGGTTGGCAATTATTATCCATTAGAAGAAAGAGAGCAAGCCGAAGAAGATGCAAAAGCCGTCAGAGCAATTTTTGAAAAGAAATTGAAAATTTAGTAATAAAGAGCAATGAAATTATTCACAAATAATCCCGATTTTTACCCCACGCCCGAAGAAGTTATAAGCACCATGATGCTTGGTGAAAATATCTTAGGCAAAACGATTTTAGAACCATCTGCAGGTAGTGGAAATATCGTCAAATGGCTTAATAAGAACGGAGCTGGTGAAGTTATTGCTTGTGAAAAAGACACTCACTTACAAAAGCTACTTGCAGGTGAGTGTCAACTTCTTGCAAGTGATTTTCTTTCCGTTACATCAGAGCAAATAAGCCATGTTGATTTTATTGTGATGAATCCACCATTTAGCGAGGGCGTAAAGCATATTAAGCACGCTTTTGAAATTGCACCTGCTGGCTGCACAATAATAGCTCTCTGTAATACTTCTAATATTGAAAATAGGTATTCAAGTGTAAGAGCAGAATTGTATGAGTTAATTGAGTTATACGGCTGTTTTGAAAACTTAGGCTCTGTTTTCGACGATGCAGAAAGAACAACGTCTGTATCTGTTTCTCTTGTGAAGCTTTACAAGGAGGGTAGCGGAGAAAATGAGTTTGCAAATTACATCTTTTCAAGCGAAGAGGATATGTTGGATAACAACAATACAGAGGGACTTGTTCAGTACAATGTTGTAAGAGATATGGTTAATCGCTATACATCAGCAGTTAAGCTATTTGATGAAACGATGGAAGCAACTCAAAAGATTAATGATATTGCAAAGTTTTCAGACGACAGGTGTAATTACATGCCTATTCGCTTTGGCACGATTGACGATAGAGGGCAGGCAGTAAACATCACAAGACAGCAGTATAAGAAGCAACTACAAAAGTATTATTGGCGCATCATCTTTAATAAATTAAACATGGAAAAGCACGCAACTATGGGTTTGCGTGAGCAAATAAATAAGTTCATTGAAACCCAAGTAAATGTACCTTTCACGATGCACAATGTTTATCAAGTTTTGAACATGGTAATTCAAACGACAGGACAAAGAATGGATAAAGCTCTGTTAGAAGCTTTTGATATGATTTGTTCTTTCTCTGCTGAAAATTCAACAGCAGGTGAGAAGTGGAAAACCAATGCTAACTACATGATAAATAGAAAGTTTATTGTTCCTTGCATGACCAATTATGAGCCACGTTTTGGTGGTTCAGTTATCAACTTCTCATACTACTCTACAAATAGAGAGAGAGTTGAGGACGTTGTAAGGGCTTTGTGCTATATCACAGCGACAAACTATGATGAAATACCAGGATTAAACAAGTACATTTACACTAATAGAATTGGTTATGGAGTTTGGTTTGATTGGGCATTTTTCCGTGTAAAAGCTTTCAAAAAAGGAACAATGCACTTTGAGTTTAAAGATGATGAAGTTTGGATGAGATTTAACCAAGCTGTTGCAAAACATCGAGGTTGGGTGCTTCCAAAGAAAAGTAGAACTAAAAAATAAAACAGAATAGAAATGGAAAAGTATTATTTAGTAAAAGCACGCTATGAAAAAGTGCTAGATAGTGGAGCTACAAAGACAGTAACTGAACAATTCTTAGTTAAAACATCGTCATTTGGACGTGCGGAGGAAATTATCCTCAAGGAGTTAGGTCAGTATGCAAAAACTGAAATCAATATTACATCTGTTGCAATTACAAAGTATGCAGATGTATCATTGCGTGGTGATGGTGAAGATGTCGAAAGCTTCTTTAAGTGTAAAGTTTTAATTTGTACTCTTGATGCAAGGGGAAATGAGAAAAATACCCCAATAGAGCTACTTGTTGAAGCTGAAACTTCGCTAGGTGCTCATAAAGCAACGGAAAAATACATAGAGAGCAGATATATAAGCTCTTACAATATCGAGTTAATCAAAGAGACTAAAATTATTCAAGTAGTGAACGATGAGCAATAACATAGGAGTTACAATTTTTCATTCACCACAATTTGGTGGAATTAGAACAGCGGGTACTGCAAAAGACCCGCTGTTTTGCTTAAGTGACGTTTGCAAAGCTTTAGACTTGCAACAAGGAGATGTGAAAAGACGACTTGACGATGGGGTGGTTTCAACCCAACCCATCTCTGATAGTTTAGGAAGAATTCAGCAAGCAAACTTTGTAAATGAAGATGGTTTGTATGATGTCATTCTAGATAGTAGAAAAGCAGAAGCAAAAGTATTTAGAAAGTGGGTGACTGCTGAAATTTTGCCAACCATACGCAAAACAGGTGGTTATATTGCAACTAATAATAGCATGTCAGACGATGAAATCATGGCTAAAGCAGTGTTAGTAGCGCAAACAACCATCGAGCAACGCAATAAAAGGATAAAGCAACTAGAGGTTGAAAATAACACGCAAAAGCAACTTATTGCTGAAATGCAGAAAGGAAATGACTATCTAAATAAAATCCTACAAAGCAAAGGCACAGTTACCACAACTCAAATAGCTGCTGATTATGGTTTATCTGCAAAAGCTTTTAATCTCAAGCTAAAAGAGATGAAGATACAGCATAAAGTTAATGGGCAGTGGATTTTGTACTCTCCATTCATCGGTAAAGGCTATCTTCATAGCAGAACAATCACAATTATGCATAAAGATGGAACACCTGACACACGTATGACATCTGAATGGACGCAAAGGGGTAGAATTTTCCTTTATGACGCTTTAAAAGAGCTAGGGATTATCCCATTAATTGAACAACACTAAAAAAAAGAATATTTATGCAATTTAATATACAAGAGAAGCAAAGTAGAGTAAATAAACTCTACTGCTTCTTAATCAATAACACGAATATTTCAATTCAACGCTTCGAGGAAGTATTAAGAGAGATTTCAGTATTAACTTCTAAACTTAAAAACGCATGCAGCTCATACAAATAATAGCTAGAAATTGCAATGATAGGGTGCAATCTGAAATAAAATTAGGCAAGCAATATTTTGCAAAAAATATAGGACCACTTAAAGATGGAACAACGTGCTTGATTGTACGTGAAAACAACCGAAGTAAACCACATAAGATTAACGCTAAGCGATTTAGTTGGAGAGTTGTAAGCATGACACAAGTACAACAGCAATTGGAGGTTAAAAGCGTAAAAACACAGCAAGAAAAGCTATCAAGTAAATTCTCTGTAAATGAGCTTGCGCATCAAGTGATAATGCCTATTGTGATTTATAATATAGCGATAGTTTATGTTGAAAAGCTACTAAAGGAATTAGCCGAGAAGCGAATACCCGATACTATAAAGCTTTCACGTACAATGAAGATGCTCATACAGGAGTGGAGAAACATGCTTGATAAGCACCAAGATAAAGGCACCGTAAACTTGCTTGATGACGTGCTAGATGCTTTCATGTCTAGCTATTACAACGATGCAATAAAATTCTTTCATTCAGTGAATAACGCTATAAAGAGAGAGAATAGAGATTTTCCATACAAAGATGCTTCAACTTACGCTATAATAGCACTTCAAATACTCAACTATGCAAATGACTTCTTAAATGGCATTTCAAGCGAAGTTAAAGGAGTTATAAATGGAAAGAAAGAGTATATCACTTCACCGCAAATGGACAAGCTGATGAGCTGTATAAAAGAGTGTGTAGATGCTGGTGCTGGAAATATCAAGATAGAAAAGATATTGCAGGATGAGTGTGTAAAACTCAATATTGGTGTGCTTCATAACTCACTTAAGAAAATTACATTTGAAGACTATTTAAATAATTAATATATTGCTTAAATAAGAAATTTAATGTATCTTTGTAAATATATAATATTAAATAGATTATTGATAAGTATATTAATTAAAAATTACTACTATGCTAGAGTTGAATATTGGTAAAAGTCTAAGTGAGATAATCGATGATGAAGAATTGCGCAAGCGTGTTAGCAAAATGTACCTCGATGGAAAACTAAAGCATTGCATTCTTAAGGATTTCACAACAATAAGCAAGCGTTTGTCTTGCGTTAATTCAGGTAGTCAAAAGCTCAAAATATGCTATAGTGTAGAGAGCTTAAAACCAAGCAAAATAGAGCTAGGTTGTGTAAAGCATCTAAACTATGACACTATTTCTATTTGCAGACATCCTGAAAGTGGAGGAATAATGACCGCTAGAGTTGGGCACAAAATGGTTAGCGTTTCAAAGCTCATCGAAAATGAATGTATGACAGAAGAAGAGTTTATACACTATATCTTTGGGTCGTCAGATAAAAACATTTTTAATGGCATAATTGTGTACATGAGAGATGATTTTTTCTACTTCTAGAATAAATACTTAGTAGTAGATATAATAGTTTATATAATATAAGATAAAAATAAATACTATACTAGTAATATATGGCATCGATTAATAAAGCTATAATACTTGGGTATGTTGGCGATGAACCAAAAATTACCACAACGCCAGCAGGCAAAAAGGTTGCAAATTTAGCCATTGCTACAACTGAAAAAGGCTACACTTCACAGAGCGGTGTCGTCTATCCTGATAAAACAGAATGGCATAATATCACAATTTGGCAAAAGCAAGCAGAATTTGCCGAGAAGTTCATAAAAAAAGGAAGTCTAGTCTACGTTGAGGGCAAAATAAAAACCCGCTCATATACCAAAGATAACATCACTAGATATGCCACAGAGATAGAAGCTGAAACACTTCAATTGCTCGATAGAAAGGTGGAAAGCAACGCAAATAATACCAACGTTGCAAGTGCTCAAGGGAACAAAAACGATGTACCATTTTAAGCTAAAAATAAAATGACACACGAAGAAGACCAAATACAAATAGCTTGTGTGAATTGGTTTAACTTGCAATACCCAAAGCTAGCCTTACTTCTTCACCATTCACCAAACGGAGGAAAAAGGACAAGATTTGAAGCTATTCAGTTTAAAAGAATGGGCACAAGAGCAGGTTTCCCTGACTTAATTTTGTGCTTTCCATCAAAAGACTATCACGCACTATTTGTTGAATTAAAAACCGAAAAAGGAAGACAGCAACCATCGCAAATAATGATGCAAAGAGCATTAGAGTGGGCAGGCTATAAATATGTGATTTGTAGGTCGTTGGACGATTTTATGAAAGAAGTTCAGAGTTATTTCTGTTAAAAAATATTACAATATAGGGGAAGAGTACTTTAAAAGTGCTCTTTTCTTATTTTTGCATAATATGTAATATTTATAACATGAAAAACACAAACTTTACAAAGATAATAATACTACCATTAGATGATATAGAAGTCAATGAGGGGCAATTGGAGGGACTTCCATCCAATCCACGAAGCATAACACGTGAGAAGATGGAATTACTTAAAACCAATATCACAGATTATCCCGAAATGCTCTCTTTGCGTAGCTTGCTTGTTTATCCTATAGACGATAGCAAATACATCCTCATCGGTGGAAATATGCGCTATAGAGCTTTAAAAGAGCTAGGTTATACAGAAGCACCTTGCATAATTATACCTAAAGAAACATCAATTGAACAACTCAAAGCTTATACTATTATCGATAACAACGGCTTTGGTAAATGGAGTTGGGATATGCTTGCAAATGAGTGGGATGAGCTTCAACTTGTAGAGTGGGGTGTTGATTTACCCATTATTCCAACAGGCGAAGAACCAAACGCAAATGGAGAAATAGGCAATGAGAATAATGATACTGAAAAACTCACTTTCACACTAGCTAAAGAACAAGCAGCGTTCATCAAAGCTCAACTTAAGATTGCTCAATATGGCGATAGCGATACCTTTGGCAACACCAACGATAGCGGAAATGCCTTATACTCAATAGTTAAGCAATGGGCAGAAACTATTTAGACAATACCTAAAATTCCAAAAACACAATAAAAAGCAATGACTAAATTTAACAAAACGATAACAAAAGAGTGTGCAGATTGGGTAGAAGTACACGGCTTGATAGATTATGGAGGTGCGATGCTTAAAGACTTCTGTAAGCGTTTTTCAATTGACTATAAGACGTTCTACCATTGGATGGAGAAGCCAGACTTTAAGAAAGCAGTAACAGAAGCCAAAGAGACATTTAAAAAGCGTCTATCTCACGACCTTTCAGTGTCACTTGCAGAGGTGGCAAAAGGCTACTCGAGAGAGGAGACAGAGACAGAATATGTTCCAAACCCCAAAGATGCGAGTAAACCTGTAATAAAGAAGTTCAAGAAAAAGACAGTTTATTACCAACCCAATGTAGCAGCTGCTATCTTCTTGCTTACAAATATTGACCCCGACAACTACCAAAATAAACAGCGTACAGATGTTGCAGTTAAGAAGTTAGAGGAGAAAGAGGAAATGAGCAAGGAAGAGATAGACAAAGAGATTGAAAGACTAGACAAATTGATTTCGCAAGAGTAAACTCATGGCAGGAAAAGGAAAAGACACAACGGAAATTAAGCGAAAATTAATGGAGCTAAAGAAGCAAAAGCTAAAACTTGAAGCACCATTAACTTTTTCGTGCTTTCTTGGCTATTCCAATTCAAAATATGAGCTTAAATGGTTTCACAAAGTCATTGCTGACTATTGCCAAATGCTCTTGGAGGGCAAGATTAAAAACCTTATGGTATTCGTGCCTCCACAGCATGGTAAAAGTGAGATTATTTCACGTAATTTTCCAGCGTGGGCTTTAGGCAAGAACCCTAACTTAAAGATAGTAGGTAGCTCTTATTCTGCTGACCTTGCGGAGCAATTCTCAAGAGCAATTCAGCGAACGATTGACACCAAAGAATACCAAGCGATTTTTCCAAATACCTACCTCAATGGGTCAAACGTAAGAACCGATGTAAAAGGCTACTTGAGAAACGTTGATATTTTCGAGATTGTCAATCACAAAGGCTTTTACAAAGCTGTTGGTGTGGGTGGTTCACTAACAGGTACACCTGTCGACATTGCGATTATCGATGACCCTGTAAAAGATGCGTCAGAAGCCAACTCTACAACCTATCGTCAAAGAGTGTGGGATTGGTACAACACCGTACTTACAACTCGTTTGCACAATGATTCCAAGCAGTTATTTATCATGACGAGATGGCATGAAGATGATTTGGCAGGTAGGATTCTGAAAGCTGAACCGCAAGAGTGGACGGTGCTCTCAATTCCTGCTATCTGTGAAGAAGACCACGATGGAGAGATTAACTCTCCAAGAAAGGTAGGCGAAGCTCTTTGGGAAGAAAGACACTCTTTAGCAAAGCTTACAAAGCAAAAGGGGCGTGCCCCTCGTGAGTTCTCTGCACTTTACCAGCAACATCCAACGATAGTAGGAGGTAACATCGTCAAGAGCAATTGGTTTGCGAGAATTTCAATGAATGAATTCATACGTTTGCATCATTCAGAGCCTGTAATATTTTTCATGGACACCGCTTACACAGAGAAGAGTAGTAATGACCCAACGGGTATCATTGCAACGTGTAAAATTGGAAATGATTTGTACATCATTCATGGTGAAAAGGTGAGAAAAGAATTTCCCGACTTGATTAGATTCATTCCAAATTATGTGAAATCACATGGCTACACTGCAAAAAGCACCATAAGGATAGAACCAAAGGCTAATGGCTTGTCGGTGATTCAGCAGCTCAAAGAAACAACAGGCTTAAATGTGACTAAAACGCCAACACCAAAGGAGAGCAAAGAAACACGCCTTAACACGGCTTCACCAGCAGTTGAGTGTGGTAGAATTGTGTTAGTTGACGGAGCGTGGAATACTGACTTTATAGACGAGGTTTGCGGGTTTCCATCAAAGCCCCACGATGAGTATGTGGATATTCTTTGCTATGCTATTGATTATCACCTTAATAGCACGCATAAACCGATAGATTTAGAACGATTATCAAATATTGCATTTTAAAATAAATTATACACTATGACTTTTGAAGAAATAATCAATAACGCATCTTCACCAAGTGAGATTGTAGTTGCTTTGCAAGAGAAAAACATCAGCCTACCTCAATGGCATGGTAAAGATGGTTTAAGGGCTGAATACGAGCCTAAAGAGCACCCTGTAATGAATAAGGCTATTTACCCCGACGTTGTGAAAGGTGGAGAGGTAGAAAAAGTGACAAGAGTAACGTTTGACTTGCAAAGATTAGCGGTTAAACGTATGACGGAGCTTTGTTGTGGAATACCAGTGAAGCGCATTTATAAGCCTGAAAACGATAAGCAAAAAGAAATAGCAGCACTTCTTGAAGCTATCTATCAACGCAACAGAATAGACAGCGTCAATATTGAGCGATTAAATATGCTTTTTGCAAGCTGTGAAGTCGCAACGCTGTGGTATGCAACAGACACACCAAACAACCATTATGGACGTCCAAGCGAGCTTAAATTACGTTGTAGGAACTTTACACCTATGAATGATGATGTTCTATTCCCTTTATTCGATGAATACGGGGATATGATTGCATTTTCAGTGGCTTATAAGCGCAAGGTTGGAAAGAAAACAGTAGATTTCTTTGATACTTACAGTGAAAAACGACACATGAAGTTCTCTAATGCAAACGGAGAGTGGGAGATTATCGAAGATGAAGAAATTACTCTATTGAAGATACCAGCTGTGTATATGTATCGTTCAACGCCAATTTGGGAGGATACCTCAAAGATTGTGTATGAAATGGAATGGGCACTCTCACGCAATGGTAACTACTTGCGCAAGAATAGTAAGCCTTTGTTTGTAGTAGCGTCTGATGATGATGTGTCGTTTGGTGGTGAAAAAAGTAGCATTAAAGAGTTTAGAGCAGTGTTGCATTTGCCAAAAGAAGCAACTGCAAGCTATGTTACATGGACGCAAGCAGTTGATAACTTGAAGTTCTATATCAACGAGCTAAGAGCAATGTTTTTCACACAGTTACAACTACCTGATTGGAGCTATGAGAAAATGTCACAGCAAGCCTTGTCAGGTGAAAGTCGTAAGCAATTGTTCATTGACGCACAGATGAAAGTTAAAGACGAAAGCGGAAGAGTTTTAGAGTTCTTAGATAGAGAAACAAACGTGCTCAAAGCCTTTGCGAAGATTATTCTTGGTGAAGCCTATGTACAAGATATTGATGCTCTAAAGGTGGAAAACAAAATAACTCCATTCTCTATTTCTGATAACCTCGAAAACGTGAACATGCTACTTGCTGCTAATGGTGGTAAGGCTATTATGTCACAACGAGAGAGTATAGAGAACTTCGGCTATTCTGAAGATGTTGATAGAACCTTTAAGGAGATAACAGAAGAGCAAGAGATTGACAGCTTCTCACTTGCTCAATAACGATGAACTAACACCAAGATAAAAGACAATGCCCAAACCCAAAGACAAACACGACGAACAGCACTTGAAGAATGTGCAGTTGTATCTCAAAAGAATTCAAGAACTTTATAAAATAGCATCCGATGAAGCAAGTAAAATCGGATGCTCGATTAATGGTGTGGATAGCTCAAAGCCTTTCAATTTTGACGATTATCCGCAAATTAAAAAGAAGATGGATGCACTTCTATCTAAGTTCAAGAAGTCTCTTGAGGTATCTATCGTGAATGGAATTGAAGCAGAATGGGCATTGTCTAATAGCAAAAATGATGAGATAGTAAATAAAGCCTTTGGAAGTAGGAAAGATAAGCTTACAGATGAGCAAAAGAAACGCTATTTCAATAATAATGAGGACGCAAAGGACGCTTTCATTGAGCGCAAACGCAATGGCTTAAGCCTTTCTGATAGTGTGTGGGATTTCACCAAACGCTTTAAGAGTGAAATAGAAATGGGTTTGGATTTGGGCATACGTAGTGGCAAATCTGCTGACCAAATGAGCCGTTCACTAAGAGACTATTTGCAAAACACTAATAAGCTCTTTAGACGCTATAAAGATGAGCATGGTATTTTGCAACTTTCAAAGGCTGCTAAAGCTTTTCATCCAGGACAAGGTGTTTATCGTTCATCGTACATGAATGCACGAAGATTGGCTGCAACAGAAACTAATATTGCCTATCGTACCGCTGACCATTTGCGTTGGAAAGAAATGGACTTTGTAGTGGGTATTGAAATCCACTTGTCAAACAATCATACTTGCAAGGGTAGAGACGGTAAACCACATGATTTTCACGACATTTGTGATGAATTACAAGGCAAATACCCAAAGGATTTCAAGTTTACAGGTTGGCATCCTCATTGCAGATGCTTTGTGACTTCTATTTTGAAGACACCTGATGAGCTAAAGAGTGGAAAGCCAAGCAAGAGCGAAGTAAAAGAACTACCAAGCAAATTCAAAGAATGGTATGAGAATAACAAAGAGCGTATCGACAAGGCGAAGTCGTTGCCTTATTTCATCAAAGACAATTTCAAGGATGGTGAGTTTATAGGTCAAAAGCCACTCACAACTCTTGAAAAAGCTAAGATAAGACAATCTCAAAGAACAAAAGAGCAGATAGCAGATATTCAAAAGAGATGGGACGAGAGAAAGAAAAACCAACTTATAAGAGTAGCAGCTAGCAATGTTCTTAACGTTGCTAAGGATTATAGTGAGGTAGATTATTCTAAATTAGAAGCAGTAATAGGAAGTGGAGATATAAAGAAAATATCAACCCTTACAAGAGAAGTTGCAAAGGCTGTTTCTGACATGAAGAAGCAAGAAGAAGATCTTTCTACAATTATTCCTGATGTTCACGAGTGGCATAAGAAATTCACGATTGATGAACTTAAGCAAACTTTTAGTGGTGTAGCTAAAACTTTAAAATCTATGCCTACAGACCTAGAGGTTAGGAAAGTAAAATTAGATTTTGAAATGCAGTGGGTTGAAAAACACAAAAAATACCCCACATGGGAAGTTGCAAAGGCTTCATATCAAAAAGAATTTAAGCGTGTAGAAAGAAATCTTGAGGAAATAGAGATAAAAGAATCTGTAATTAAAGCTTTAGGAATGGCGGACTCATCACGCTCAAGCGTATTTAAGACACTTGCAATCGAGATGCGCTCTATCCTTTCAGCACCAAATTTTGATTTAAAGGTAGCCCGAGAAAAAGCTGATGCCCTCATAAAGAAACAGAAAGAACTTGAATATAGAAGAAAAGGAGCTGTAAAAGAAGCTAAAATAGGTGCTTCTGTGCCTTTGAAGCGTGAAACGTTA